AGTAAGGAGTCGTTCGTCATGATGCCTAAAGGCGATCGTTCAGAATACCACGTATCACATAAGGAGGTTGCGTAATGGTAGAGTTTATAGTTGTTTTTATTGCTTGTTGGTTATGTTTCTTTGGAGTGTTAGGTTCTTTAGCTGCAATGAAAGAGATGAAAGAAAGACGTAAGAATCATGAAGCTGGTACACATGATTACTATGGCAACAAACTAAATAAAGGAGAGTAACATGATGTATGAAGTAAGACTTGCAAATCAAGGTCGTGAGTGTCTAAAGTGGTATTCTTTTGAGACCGCAAAGGAAGCAGTTAAGTTCGTATTGAAACAGTTACACGAAGTTGGATTCACTGTAGATGGTAAGACCTACGAAGAGAAGTTCGAAGAAATCATCTGGGTCGGAAAGGGGAGAATAGTAGATGTATGATTATCACAGATTAATCGCCAATGCGAATGATGCATTGGCACGTTCACAAACCGAGTGGGCGAAAAACTACTGGGCGGGTGTCGTCAAACAACTCGCAGAAAAAATACGTGAACAGGAAACTGTACATTAAATCTCTTATAAATAGAAGTATATTATAAGAGGTCATTATGCCAGTAGACAGTAAAGTTCAGATTTCTGATGCGGAAATCACAACCAATCTAAACTACTTACAACCCACAGGGTTTAAGGTAGTCATCGACAGGGCAAGGTATCCCAACTTGGAATACTTTGTCCAGTCTGTATCACATCCAGGCGCATCTGTCAATCCTGTAGAGTTACCTATTCGAAGAATCACGTCAGTACCTTTGGCGGGTGACAAGATAACCTTCACCGAAGTATCATTCTCTATCATCCTAGACGAAAACCTTTCATCCTATAAAGAGATGTATGATTGGTTGACTCGTATAGTGAATGATGGTCAAGTATCACAATCAGAGAGAATGACCAAGATACCGACATACTCTGACATTACACTACACGTATTGTCTAGTCACAACAACACAACTCAAAAGATCAAGTATAAGGATTGTATGCCTATATCACTTGGTAACATTGAGTTCGCCTCAACACAGGGAGATGTATCCTACGTGACGTTTGACGCCTCATTTAGGTTCTCACAGTTCGAGATAACTTAACCCTATATACCTTTACATTATGGAGATTATATTATGATTGATTTGGAAAGCATTCTTGCGGAGTGGAAAGAAGACTCCGAAATTGCGAAACATCAATTGGACGAAACCTCAAGGGTGACACCCGCCCTTCACGCAAAGTACCTTGAGTACCTTTCATTGACAAAACTCCGTCTCAAACAGGCGGAGTTCAAACAGAAGATTCTACTCAAAGAGAAGTACCTCTACTACGAAGGTAAGATGTCTCAAGAAGACATCGAATCTCGTGGGTGGGCGTATGACCCCTATGAGGGTCTCAGTGCAACCACCAAGAACTTCAAGGAGTACTACTACGACTCCGACAAAGAGATTCAAGACTCTGAGATGAAGATTCAGTATCTTAAAACAATTATAGATACACTTACAGAGATAGTCAACAATCTCAATTGGAGACATCAGACTATCGGAAATATGATTAGATGGCGTTCGTTTGAAGCGGGACAATAATTTGTGAGTTTACCTAACACTATACGTGTCGGTCTGAAAGACCATGCGATGATGACAATTGATGCAGAGGCGCATCAGATACCAGAGTTACGTGAGTACTTCTCGTTCTATGTGCCTGGCCATAAATTCATGCCCGCATTCAAATCACGTAAGTGGGATGGTAAGATAAAGTTATTTAATCAGATTACTCGTGAACTCAATGTGGGACTTTACGCACATCTGAAGAAGTTCTGTGCAGATAGAATGTATCCTATTGAGTTGATCGACAATGATGAGTATGGTCATCCCGAAAATAAGAACCATGTCCAACATCAAAACCTTATTAAATTCCAGAGTGAACTAGACCTACCTTTTCCTTTACGTGATTACCAGTATGATGCGGTAACCCACGGCATCAAAGAGAAACGTGCAATCCTATTGTCACCCACAGGTTCGGGTAAGTCATTTATTATCTACAATCTGATGCGTTGGTATATGGAAAACTTTAATGAGAAGATTCTCATTGTTGTTCCTACAACAAGTCTGGTAGAACAGATGCATAAGGATTTCGAGGACTATGGGTTTGACCCCGATCTATGTCACAAGATATATTCGGGTAAAGAGAAGGTGACCGACAAACAGATCATAATCTCTACATGGCAGTCCATCTACAAGTTTCCGAAGGAATGGTTCGAACAGTTTGGTTGTGTGTTCGGTGACGAGGTACATCTATTCAAGGCGAAGTCTCTGTCTGGTATTATGAACAAGTGTTCAAATGCTGCGTACAGGTTTGGTACGACAGGTACACTAGATGGTACAGAGACAAACAAACTTGTACTCGAAGGTCTGTTCGGGCCGACTAAACGAGTGACCGCAACACGTGACCTACAGGTACAGGGAACACTTGCACAACTAGACATATCTGTCCTGTTACTGCGTTATCATAATGACGTGTGTCATATGATGCAGGGTAAGACATACCAAGAAGAGATGGACTATATAGTTACCCATGAGAAACGCAACAAGTTGATTACCAACCTTGCGTTAGACCAGAAAGGTAACACTCTGGTTCTCTTCCAGTTCGTAGAGAAACATGGTAAGATTCTCTTTGATATGATGAGAGATAAAGCAGAGGAAGGTCGAAAGATATTCTATGTGTCTGGAGAAGTGGATGCCGCTGATCGTGAACAGATTCGTGGTATCGTGGAGAAACAAAAGAATGCAATTATTGTTGCTAGTTTGGGTACTTTCAGTACTGGTATTAATATTAGGAATCTGCATAATATAGTATTCGCATCCCCTAGTAAGAGTCAGGTTAAGGTACTACAGTCGATAGGACGTGGATTGAGACAGTCTGACGATGGGTCTGTGGCGAAGTTATACGATATTGCGGACGATATGCACATCAAGTCACACAAGAACTTTACACTACGCCACAGTGCAGAAAGAATCAAGATATATACTAAAGAACAATTTCCCTATAAAATACATCAGATAAATTTGAAATGAAGATATTAGTTTTTGGATTACCAGGCTCAGGAAAGTCAACCTTAGCAAGAGAGTTGGCATATCACTTTTTAGTTCCCCACTACAATGCAGACACTTTTCGTGAGTATTATGATGACTGGGATTTCAGTGAAGAAGGAAGGGTGCGACAGTTCCACCGAATGAACTCTAAAGACTGGGGTATTATAGATTTTGTATGTCCCTTCAATGACTATAGGGATAAGTTAGGTGCTGACTATATAATATGGATGGACACCATAAAAGAGGGGAGATTTGAGGATACCAACAAGGTGTTCGACACCCCCACGAAGTATGATGTAAGAATCAAAGACTGGATTGATATAGACCAACTAAGAAATTCTTTCAAGGATTACGACTCTGGTGTAAAAGGTCTAGAAGAGTATCTGAAAGAACTGGTAAGACTCAATCCATAATCTAGTCTAAATACTATTATAAACTAACTGTTAAATTGGACTTACTATGAATCAAACTGGAGAAATAAAACAATTTAAGCTCGCCAATGGTGAAGAGATACTTTGTGAAGTTCTGCAATGGGAAGATGCCGATGAAATTGAGATTCTTGCACGTAAGGCAATGAGACTCATCATGATGGAAAATCAAGATGGTGTTAAGTACTACGCATTCCGCCCTTGGATGGTTTATCAAGAAAACAATGATGATATAATTATTATCAATACCACCCACATAGTTGGTATGGGTTATCCTACAAGAACTTTGGTATTACAATATAATGAAGCGTGTCAAGATATGGATGAGATGCATGAACAACGTGAACGTGAGTATGAAGAGAAGTATGGAAGGGAAGCAAGAATGACCGCAGAACAACAGTTTCAGGAAAATTCTGAAACATCTGGAGATAAGATAGATGATTACCTTCAGAGAATGGGTCTACATGATAGTGCGAGTAATAATGTGATCAGTATTTTTGACAAATCAAAGTTGCATTAACGTAGTATTCACCCCTCTGGGAACGTAAAGCTTATTTTATCACGACATTCAATAAATGTCAAGTGATAATAAAAAAATATTACCCTTGACAATTACATGAAAATCTACTATAATAGTAGACATCGAAAGTATAAAACTGGAATATTATAATGGAAGAAAAAACAAAAACCAAGATTAAACCTAAAGACAAACCTCACTATGTGAACAATGCACAGTTCTCACAGGCGGTGGTAGACTATGTAACTGAGTTGAACCACGCACGAGAATCTGAGGTGTCTCAACTACCCAAAGTACCAGACTATATCGCAATGTGTTTCCTAAAGATTTGTGAGGGACTATCCCACAAGTCTAACTTTGTTCGTTACACTTATCGTGAAGAGATGGTGATGGATGCAGTAGAGAATTGTCTGAAGGCGATTGAGAACTATAATCTAGAGGCTGCAACACGTACAGGTAAACCGAATGCGTTTGCATATTTCACACAAATTTCTTGGTTTGCATTCCTACGTAGAATTGAGAAAGAGAAGAAACAACAAGACATCAAGATGCGTTATATGGAACAGTCTGGTGTTGAGGCATTCTTAGATAATGAATTAGGTGACAACCACTCAGCTGCGGTTGCACAGGCATTTGTTGACCAACTTCGTATGCGTATCGATGAAGTGAAAGGAAAGGACAACGAGTGGAAAGCGATTGTGAAGAAAGAACGTAAGAGACGTACTGTTAAAGTAGATTCGGACTTGACTGACTTTATTGTGGAGTAGAGAAGGAAACTTTTATAAATACTTGACATTAACTGCTGGGGGTGGTATGATGGACAAAGTAAATAAAAGAAAGACCGAACTAAAGAAACTTCGTAGGAAAGCGATCAAGTTACAGAATGCAAGTGCTGGTCGTTTACCTATGACCGAAGCGATGAAGATGGTGAAAACTTATAATGGCGAAAATAGCGATACTGAATGATACCCATGCAGGGTGTCGAAACTCATCTGACATTTTTATGGATTATCAAGAACGTTTCTACCGAGACGTTTTCTTTCCATACCTGTTAGAAAATGATATCAAACAAATACTACACTTGGGTGATTATTACGACAATCGTAAGACAATCAACTTCAAGGCACTGCAACACAATCGTAAGATATTCCTTGAACCTATGCGTAAACATGGTATCACTATGGATATCATTCCTGGCAACCATGACGTGTACTACAAGAACACCAATGAGTTGAATGCACTGAAGGAACTCCAAGGTCACTATATGAATGAAGTGAACCTTATTATGGAACCAACAGTGATGAACTATGATGGCACAGAGGTTGCGCTTGTCCCTTGGATTAACCCAGAGAACGAGAAAGACACACTAGAGTTTCTGAAGAACACTAGTGCGGAGATTGTCGGTGCTCACTTAGAACTGCAAGGGTTCGAGATGGCACGTGGTCAAGTGTGTATGGATGGTATGAGTAAGAAACACTTTGACCGATTTGATATGGTGTTGACTGGTCACTTCCATGCGAAGTCTAGTATGGATAACATTCACTACTTGGGTGCTCAGATGGAGTTCTTCTGGAACGACTGTGATGACCCCAAACATTTCCATATCCTTGATACCGAAACAAGAGAACTGACTGCGGTTCAGAATCCTCTCACTATCTTTGAGAAGATTTACTATGACCACGAGAACATGAATAAGTTCAAAGACCTCTCTTATCTTGACAGTAAGTTCGTCAAGGTTATCGTTACCAATAAGGGTGACCCATATGAGTTTGAACGATTCATTGATCGGGTACAGGCACAGAAGATTCATGAACTAAAGATTGCGGAAGACTTTGCAGAGTTCATTGGTTCTAATGTGGATGATGACAACATATCTGTTGACGATACAGAGACCCTTGTATACGATTACATTGACAATGTTGTTACTGACCTAGATAAAGACCGAATCAAACAAGAGGTATCTCACTTGATGAAAGAAGCACAAAACATGGAGATTGCATAATGAGTGCAACACATGGTGGTAAAGGAAGTAAACAACGTCCAACTGGTGACCAAAAGAAGTTTGATAATAACTGGGATGCCATCTTTGGTAAGAAAGACCCACCGAGTGCGGTAGACGATTGCGCTACTGTCACCGAAGAATCTGCGATGTGGGAACACTATTGTACCGCAGAGGCGACTAAGATGAGTGTTGGTAAGGGTCAAGAATGTAACTGGTGTGGAATGACCGAAAAATAAATTTGACTTTATATGATGAGTGTGGTATTAT